AAAGGGTGTAAGCCCAGCAGCACATGTCGCTGAAGCCGATTCCTTTGCCGTCTGCTGATCGACGGTTCTCTGTTCGTTCCCAGTCAACAATGGCAAGCATGTTTGTGGTCATCTCACGCGCTGGCTTACCGTCGCCAAGGTCGATAGATAGTTTGACTTTCATAGTTTCTCCTTTGTCGGGCAAGGCTCCGCTTGTGCGGTCTTGCTACTTGTAATTCTCAGCGGCTGATGCCGCGAGATCATGCGACGGCTTTAGTTAAAACGCCACCGCTAAATGTCAGGTCAATTGTGGACAGTTCGCCGAGCGAGGCGTTGATCGGTGTATGTGCCGACAAGAACGCGCCCGTCAAAGTGTACGAAGGGTTCGTAGCACCGACAGCCGATGAACTTGGCTTTAAGACAAGCGTCGTAGTTGTGCCTACAAGGCTGTAAATGCTGGCCTCAGTTTCCGAAGCTGCATATGACTGATAAAGAGTTACGGTGACGGTATTCGAGTACAGACCCGATGTGAACGACCTTGATGTATTTGAGAATGTCGTATTTTCAAGTTGTTCCGACACATAGTTGATGACCGCGCTTGTGCACTGATCGGACAAGTCAACCGCGTTGATCGTGATGCTTGGGTTAGAAAGGTAAGTGCTGCTGATAGCCATGTCTATTGCTCCTTGGGTTCTGATTTGACTTTAGATGATTTCTTTGCGGTGTCGGTGGATATCAGGCCGCCGTCGAGCAGTGCGTCAATGTTGACACCGTCCTGTGGGATGAACTCGTCGCCCGGGGTTCCGAGGCGTGGGCTGATGATGGTGTACATGGTTTCTCCTTATGCGCTTTGGGCTTGTATTCCACAGTCAAGGTCGTAACACGGGAAGAGCTGCCCACCAATTTCTAAGTTGCTGGGACGGCCTGCCATGACGATGATCGGACTAAGTAGGACTTTGCTAACGATGTCGAGGATGGTGCGTAGGACTGGTAGGCCTGCTGGGCCTGAGCCAATGACCTTGATCGGGAAGTCCATGCGGATAATGTTGCCATTGCCAGCGATCGTCGTAAAGGATGGCGCGTCGATGTAGACACAGTTGGGCACAAGTTTTGTAGGGTCGTTGACTACTCGAAGGCCAGTGACCGCTGTGAGTGTGGTTGTCAGGCTGTCAATAGCCCCGTTGAGAGCGTCTGTGTAAGCCATTAGGCGCAGGCAGGCCTGTCGATGCCCAGCAACTGTTTAACGATCGGTGTGAGGCTCTGCTGAGGCGCTGCGCCCATTCCGTCAAAGGATGCAAAAGTGTTCTCAAGCGAGCCACGGCTGCGCCAGAGGGCCGCGCAGTACATAAGTGTGCCGAGAGTGGCATCCCCACCCGGACTCGTTGTGAGACTGTCAATGTAGCCAGCCTCTTGACGGCGACGATATGCAAAGTCGCAGCCAGCAGATACGGCCTGAGTGATGAGCGTGTAATCGTCTGATGGGTTGGTGATCTGTACGCCAAGGTAGGTGACTAGCTGCGCGGCAGTGACCCATGTGCATGTCTGGGTGTAGGTGACTGTGCCAGTGGCGGCAACACGCTCGACATTGTCAGCGACTTTTGTGTACAGCACCTGATTAGCGATGGGCACATTTATGTCATAAAGCAGATCGCCCTCAGTGTCTATACCGATGTACAGATACTGGGGCAATGCGCGAACAGTGAATGTGCCGTTAAATGTTGCATCGACTGATGCGACTGTAATGGATTGACCGACTGCAATTTCCGATGGGGTCAGAAGTTGCAGTACGGCGTAATTATCCAGTAGATACTTTTGTGTAACGCTGTAAACAGCCATGAGCGGATGCTCCGCTCTCGACTAGGCCTGTGTGATCTTGCGGATCATTCCAGAGATTGCAGCGAAAGTCGATACATAGCCGTGGAAGGACATGTTGCGTCCCAACACTGAAGGCTGCTCAACGCTCATGAGGCCACGGATGGACTCGTAGAACTCGAAAGCATCGCCTTGGCCTTGACCAACACGGGTGATGATCATGGTTTTTGCAGCGAAGTTGCTGTCAACTACAAGCTGCAAGCCGAGTGGGTTGCCGTTCCATGATGTTGCGCTTTGCGATCCTGCGGCGTTGTATCCGCTCAGACCGTTGGCGATCAACGGGAAGATTTGACGGCCCGTTGTATCTGCGAGCTGGCCCAATTGCGCCCAGACATCGACGGACACGAACATGTGGGTTGGCAGCCAGTTGCGGTTGCTTGAGATGTCGCTTGCTGCGTCGTATACAGACTTGAGCAAGTCGGCAACTGTTCCGTCCCAAACTCCCGATGCGTTTGCTGCGGTAAGCATGTTGTCTGCTGCCAAGTTGTCAGAAGCGATCATGTACTCGCCCATCAAGTCATTCAAGATCAGCTGCATTGCGGCAGGCGAAGTGAAGTCGATGTCCTGTACGGAAAGGGTTACTTGTCCAGCAAGTGTGGTCTTGCTGATCGAGTTTGACGCAATGACCATGGTTGTTGCTGATGCTGCACCCAATTCTGATTGCGATGCGACGCTGGTGTGCGTGGTGATCGTTGGACGGATGAAAGTTTTCTGTTGTCCGTTGTCTGGGTAAGCGCGTGCGCCAACTGCCTCGACTACAGGGCGAAGGAAATTTAGGTCCTGTACAAGCGGTCCCAAAACGGGCACTGGGAGCAAGCCGGGTGTATCAGTTGTAAGCACATCGCCTGCAGCTGCTTCAAATACGGTGCGCTTTGATGCGGTGTACTCTGCGACTGCTTTGTTCATGTTGTGGAAAGTGTCGCCACCGATGTGGTAGGCAGCCATAAACTCGCCTGCGTTTGGCAACTTGAACTCGCGTTTTGCTTGTGCTGGAATTGCAGCGGTTGGGATGGTTGCCTCGACTGCTGGGACTGTTACTTCTGACATGGGTTCTGTCTCCTCTGTGGGTTCTTGTATTTCATTATTGTCGGTCTCTTCGGGTTCGTGGTGGATACTGGCAGCAATATCTGTGATGACTGCGCCAGCGAAAGCTGGGACTGGCACCATGGACAACTCGATCCAGTCGGCAGCAAGGACGGTGATTGAGCCGTCTTCGTTTGCTCGAGTCTTTGTTGGGTTTACGCCAACAGATACCGAGTCAAGAACACCGTCAAGAGCGAGCTGCAAAGCCTCGTCGCCTGCCGCGGTCTTGCTGATCTTGGCACTAAACAACATGCCCTCAGCGGTATCGACGCGCTCTGTAACAATGCCGATGGCCTGATTGCTGTCGTGGTTCATGTAGAGCCGTGGGGCTTTGCCCTCGACTGGCAGGCTGCCCTGCTCAAAGGTTACGGCTGTACCGTCCGAGACAGTTGCTGCCACACCGTATGGCACGGCGATGCCTGTGATGGTTCGTGATGGTGTGCCGTCGCCTGCAGCTGCGTCGATGCTGACGGATGGTGCGGTAAATCTGATCATGAGTTTGCGATCTCCTCTTGCGTGTTTTCTTCTGTTGGTGTTTCCATTTTGTCTGCTAAATAATTCTCTTCCAAATACGACTCGTAATCGAAGGCAACAAAAGTGCCGTTCGGTAGCACATTATTCATTGACAATGTTTCTGCTATTGCGTCGGCATAAAGTTTCACACCAAAAAACAGCAAGTCCATGCGAGCCTGTTGCGATGACTGGTACGAGTAAGACCCGGTCGATACGCCGATCAGATATGGCGGCACATTGCCAATGCGTCCACCAGTTTCTAGTGCGCTGTAGTTTGCTGACTCGATGAGAAGCATCTTGTCGGGTGACATTGTTGTCGGCTCGTAAGATAGGAACTCGTTAAGTGCAGCGGTCTGATTAGTTGCGCGCGCTTGATTAAATGCAGCTGCAAGATCGGCAAGTTCTTGTGCGCTTAGCGGTTCGCCACCAGTTTGTTTTAAGACTCCCGCGGGTATGGATGACGAAGCGTTGCGCGCCCTTGCGTCTTGAATCTTGATCGCTGTTTCAATTGCGGCCTGCGATGAGTACACCATGCCTTGTGTAGGCGACAAGAACTGGATCAAGTTTTTAGGGTCAATCTCTCCACCTTGAAAATACACCTGCGATGACGGCGCAAACCATACGGGGCCAGCCATGTCTGTCGTGGTAACTGAGCCTGCTGGTAGTCGAGTAAAGGTTGCTGGAAAGCCGTCAGCGGTGCGGCTGGTGATGTACCAGAATGCGCGCCCATAAAAATACAAGTCGTCAAAAGTCCAACTCATCAGGAAGTTGTAAGGCACGGTCGGGTCTGGTCGACGCAGCCAAGTACGCGGCGCAATATAAACGCGTTCCATTTCTTCGCCGTTCCACATTTCGTTGTACATCTGCAATGGCATGCAGCCAATTACTGATGCAAGAAGATCGCGCGCACGTGAGATCGCTGGAATCGAGATTGCTGCTGCGCGCAGTTCGCCTTCGCGATAGGTGTAGTACTGACCGATCATGTTCTTGCCGACATTGCTGCTGTTATAGCCTGGACTCATTGCACCAGCAGCTGCCGCTTTAGCAGGCGCTGGACTGATGGCGGCCTTGCTAACTTTGCGGTCAAATAATCCCATGCCACAACATTACAGATGCAAGCGCTGTGATGGTGGCACTCGATCGGCCTAATCAGTTCCCGACGAAAGGCTAGGTACTTCGACCGAGTGCCGAGGGTATGTTACTGACTAACAGTGACCAGCATCGGCTTACCCGACACAGATGGCCTTGAGCACAATGCAGCAGCCCAGATCATGCAGCGACACAACTCGATCGGCCCGGGTGATCTCTGAGATGACACTGCGACAGAGCCTTGCGATCGGACAGCGACCGCGCGTTGCACATGCTCGGCAAGTTGGGTTGAGCCGTCATGTAGCAGCATTTTTTCTGCTATCAAGTTTCTTACTGTGGGGGTGTATTTAAGTATTTCGCCATAGCCGACGATGACCTTTTTGGTCTCTAAATGTCGAGGCCACTGGATGTCGATGCTGGGTGAGATAGCAAACTTGCAGCCGTCAGCGGTCAGCCTGTCGACCTCGAGCAAGAGAGCTGCAAAACTGTCCACGACAAAGGCCACGGTCACGACAATGCGGCGATCAGGTAATGCCACAGCGCGCAGACCGAAGTATCGCGAGTCATCCATGCTGGTTTCGATGGCAACGATGCCGCCCTTTGGTATGTCGCCTTCGTGCTCGAGTGCAGGCCAGACACCCGGCGGTATCCATCCCCGATCGGAAGCCACCCACAGATTTACTGATGCTCGTAAGAATTGGGCGCGGTCAGGGTTCTGAGACTCGGCTTCGATTGTTGACAATTCCAAAGTGTGACCGAGCGCAGGGTTGCCGTAAGCCCACGCGGCAGGGTTCATCGGGTCAAGATCGGGCGGTGGTGACCACTCGGCAAAGTACAGCGACGATCGTTCTCCTCGATCTATGGCCCGTAGACCTTGCTCACGCCAACGCAAGAAAGCGGTCGATGCCTCAGTGCCAGCAGTTGACCAGCAGCTGAGAAGCGGTGATTTTCGTGCGCGCATAGATGGGATTAGACCGCCGTCAATAGCAAGCTGCGACATGTCCCAAATTTCGTCTGCCACGATCAGGTCATTGCTAGTGCCGTGACCGACCGATGGCTTTGCTGCCCTGACCGTCCACTTGCTGCCATCTGGCATCGTTACCGAGTTCCGACCATAGGCCTTGACACAGGATGCACCAAAACGCGCCTCAAGCACTGGGGCTATCTCATCGAAGAGTGTGATCGCCAAGTCAAGTCTGTTGGCAGTTGTGAGGACGGTCTGCTTCTTGCCCCGTATTTTCGGCATCTCTGTGAGCCACCAGCCAACCAAACTACCTAAAGCAACGGTCTTTCCGTTCTGTCTGGCAGTAGAAACAAGACTCGTCCGATGCAGCAGCTCACCATGCTCGTCATAAGCCAGCTGACCGTCAAGCGCGCGCACCTGCCAAGGCATAAGGGTCAGTCCTAGATGCTGTTCTGCCCATCCCTGAACATCAGCCCCGAACGATCCTGCATGATCCGTGACAGTCGTTTCCAGTCGAGGCCAGTCATGGCTGATCCCTGCCAGTTCAGGCTGGTTGCCATCCGATAGAGACAAGAGTTGGGTCGGGGTCAATCTCTTTTCTTCATAAAAAACCTCTTTAATATTTCGCACTCCATTTTTTTGCATTGACTCGTGTCTTGAGTGTTGGCGGTGTGCGTTTCGGGCGGTGACATATCGGTGGCCTTTAATGTTGTTGCAAGCCGCGCAGCATGGTGCAAGATTGTCCAGCGAATGGTCGCCCCCGGCATCCAACTCCAGTATGTGATCGACGGTATCGGCATTCGGTTTGCCGCAGTATGCACAGTCAGGCTTGTTGGCTAAGACCTTGCGTCTGTTGGCTGTGTACTGGGGGTCTCGGTGTGCTTTGCTCATGCTCTCGCGCCTTCGGCTTGAGCTGACGCGGCGCAAGCGCCTTGTCCTCGATGTCTTGTGGTCTGTGTTGCTGTCGGGTTCATGTTGCCTCGGTCTTGGTTTGTTAACTGTATGTCATCTGTGAACGCCTAGCACGGTAATGCTCACCCACGGGATGCCTCACTCCGTTACCTCATTACCTACCTGATTATGTTTACAGGTCGCCTCGACGCTTTGCCTGACACCATTTCGTGTTGCATGTTTCAGGGCGCGTCGATCTACCCGCATTACTGCGTGTCATCCATCCGCCTTGCGACAGGCTTAGGTCTATGAGACTTATGAAGTTTTAAGAGTTACTTGGCTTAAATACTTGGCGACCCAGTCAAGGTCAGCAGGCCGCCATACCCAGACGACTGCGCCTTGTTGAAGTGTTGTGATCCATCGGGATTGCAGCGGTGAGACCTTGCCCTTATCGCTTTTAAGTTCTGCGAATATAACACGCCCAGCAGGGTGAGCAAGTACAAGGTCAGGAAAGCCGTGATCGCCTAGCTCATGTGTAGCCCATACACCGCGCCTGTTCATAGATGGCAACGGATGATGCACAAGCCAGCCATGCATTTTGGCAAGGTTTATGACGATCTTTTGGAAATCTGCTTCTTTCACTTCCATGCCTCAATAACACGGCTTGCCTGAGATGCGCTAAGAGTCTCCAAGATGACATCGTTGACACCGAGGAAGGCGTGCAGCTGTTCGAGTGTTTCGCCTTCGTCCCAGCCTTTACCACGGGCTAGCGCCTTGATGTATGTCTGCTGCTTAGGGCTTACAAATGCCCCTGCTGATGGCTGTAGCTTAGGTACAGGCTGCCCTGAGCCAACTACAGCGCGCACAGGCACAGTCCGCTCAACCTTTTCCATCTCTTGGCGTGAAGGTCGAGGGCCAGCAGTCCCAATCGGGCTGTTGCTAATCATTCTGCCTATCGCACTGGTTTCACAGTTCTCTACGAAACTGGTCGCGTTTACGCCACGATCTGAGATTGTTTCTTCCGCATACCCGGATGCGATCATTTTGTTGTCATCGTTAAAGCCTTCGGCGCGCATAACAACAGTTGTGCCGTCGTAACGGTAAATCTGTGTCTGTATGCGTCCGTTCGGGTATGCGGCCCACCAACGCACAAGTCGATCTGCCACTGTCTCGTAATTTGCTAAATCAAAGCCCATTTTCTCTGCCTTTTCTTTTCGCTTATTGTCGGTCTCTATTGCTCTGGCTGTTCGTTCACGATGTTTGACTGTGCGATCTGACGGCAAGTATCTGCCGAACTTAGTCACGCCACACGCCACACGATCGCAGGGTTGCCTGCCTTGGTAAGTCGCTCGAGGCCTGAGTCCACGATGAAGCCGTCTTTGACTAGTGAGCCGCGTGTTGGTCTGACAGTGTTGCCTGAGATGCTAAGTGCTTCTTCGATCTCTTCGTCGGTTGCACCGCCTACACGGTTGATGAAGTCATAAACACGCTTACGCTTTGACCCTGACTTGGGTAGTGCGCGCAGTGCAGCGTTAGCAGATGTTGGGTGTGCTGATCGGCTGATCGCGACAACATTGCGCTCGATCGTAAATGGCTGTTCTTT